TACAATTCTATCATTTACTAATTGGAGAAAGTCTTGGTCAGCAGACATAATGATTACTTCATTTTCAAGTACATTTTGAGCAATATAAGCAATAACATCGTCTGCTTCTATATTGTCTACACTGTAAACATCTATAGGGAGCAATTCAAGGTAACTAATTAAGCGTCTAAATTGGATTTTCATTGCTTGTTTTTCATCTTCAAGCGAATTAAAATTATCAAATTTAGTTATGCGTTTAGGGACACGTTGGGATTTGTAGTTGGGGTTAATTTTTCTTCTCCTAAGAGATCCCCCAGCTCCGTCATATACTACAATTACTCTTGTAGGGTTAATTTCACGTATAGCAAGAGCCATTGATTTCATAAAACCCATTATACCCCCTACAGGGACACCTTTTTCATTCAGTGCACCATTTACGGCAAAAGCTCTCAAGAAAATATTGAGTCCGTCAATGAGAAGCACCCTGTCATTTGGGTGCTTCTCTTCAGGTGCAATATTATTTAAAATATTGTCAAATTTATTCATTTTCTCCTTCTTCTACAATTGTATCTTCAGGGTCACGATCAATATTTTCTTCTTTTTCGTGACGGTATTTCATAATATATTTGTCACAAAGCTTTTCATAAAGTTCTTCCCTAGCTGTTGGGTGACTTTCAAGTAAGTCTTTAAATTCCCTAGCTAAAAATGAAAGTTCATCTCCACCTGCGGTTGTGTAGCTATAATAAGCTCCTCCCTGTTTTACAATTTTGTATTCTTTTAGGAGTTTTAACGTACCATAAGCATCATCAATTCCCGAATCATAAAATACATTATAGCGAACTTTACGGTTAGGTGGACCCAAACGATTCTTTACTACTTCACATTCAACTTCTTGACCTACTACCATTTCAATTCCGTTAACTTTCTCTTTAATTTTACCTACTCCTTTAAGTCGTAAACGAACTGAAGAGTGAAATTGGAGTGCTTTACCTCCAGATGTAGTGTATTGGTCACCAAAGGGCATAGCATTCAACTTTTGTCGAAGCTGGTTTGTAAAAACACACAAAATCTTTTGTTTACCAATTAGATTAGTGATTTTACGCATCGATTTAGACATAATGATTGCTTTTGCAGTTGCATAACCATCTTTTTCATAATCGGCTGCTGATTCAATTTTAGTGGTTGCAGCAGCAACGCTATCGAATACAATAGTTACCAATTTGTCTTTTTGCTTTTCGCGAATCTTAACAATGATGTCTTCCATTGCTTCGAATGCATCCTCAACAGTGTCAAGAGGGATATAAAGCATTTTATCTACATCGACTCCAATTGCAGTCAAAAACTGTGCATCAAGTGCAGCTTCAGTATCAATATAAACGGCGATACCATCTTGTTTTTGGGTAGAAGCAATTACGTGAGCAGCAAGTAGTGATTTACCACTTTGTTCCAAACCAGTAATTTCAACAATCTTCCCAACGGGCAACCCCCCGTTTGGTCTATTTGAAATAGCCAAATCTAGGGGGGTACACCCTGTGGATACCCACGAGGTCACATCCGTGGGGGATTCATCTCCGCCATTCAAGAAGTAAGCAACTTGACTGTACTCTTTACTGAATTTTTTATTTAGGGATTCAGCTAGTTCGTCAGTAAGGCTACCTCCATCAGGGAGTTTGGTGTTTGCTTTCTTAGCCATATTAACCGAACAAATCGTCTAATTTAGAATCAAGGTCAACCTTTTCTTTTACAGGTGCAGTTGCTTCAATGGTTTCACCTTCTTCATCTGGTTGGAGGTACTTTTGGAGTGCTTCCTTCATCTCATCAAATGAATACTTAGTGTAAACATCATTTTTAATGTCTACTTGGTTTTCCAAAATTGACTTAACCATTTCAGCATCGCTGTGAATAGGAGATTGGACAGGTTTTACACGAACAGTAGTAGTATCGTATAATTTACCTGTTTCTTTTGCGGGAATTACTTCAACAGTAATGTCTCTACCATTAGTAATGTCGGTAATATCCCCATAATCCTCATCCATCATTACCCCCAAAAGTTCTTGGTATACCAATTTACCAAATTCCCAAAAACGAACGCCTTTATCTTCCTCACCACGAACAATTACAGGAGCAAAGACTCTCATTTTAGGGTATAATTTTTTAGCCAACTCCTTATTTTCAGGGTCACCTGTTTTTTTCAGTTGAGTAGCAAATTCTAAAATGGGGTCAGTTTCATCAAAGTTAGAAAGCGAAATCATAATTGGCTTTCCAATTTTGTAATAGAAGTACAATTCCGTAAATGGAATATCCTTATTGTGTTTGTAAGGAACGATTCGGACTACAGATTTTTCTCCTGGAATAGGTTTCCAGAACATTTTCTTGTAATCGCTGTTTGAATTGTTTGACTTGTTGGACTTGTTTTGCAAGCGGTCCATACGCTTTCGAATTTCATCTAGATTCATGACCTTTTAATTTTTGGTAAATATAATACCTTAGGTCTAAGAATCCAAATTTTATCAAAAAAACTTTTTATCCTATTTCAATAATTTTCTTAAGACGAGTATTAATTTTTTTAAATCCATCAGGGCGAGTTAAAAGTAAACAATTTCTAAAACGAGTCCAATCTACTTGATAAGTTGTATCTAATATACCACCATTTAAGTACTTTATAACTTCATTTAGAGCATTAATAGTATATAAAGTATTAGTTTGTTTTTTTCTATGAACTAAAATAGTATTAGGAAGTTGTAAATTATATATAGGTCCATCAATATTGTAAGTCAACATTGTTTTATTTTCATCTTTTGATATTAAAACAAATATTTTATTAAAAAGAATATCGTGCTCCTCTAAAATTCTATCTACTACTTCATCAACACTTTCGTCTTGAAGAAAAGTGCAGTAAAGTTTATTATCCATATTGTGTTGATGTTTATTGCATAAGTGTGGCAATAAATATTACACAGTTTTTAAAGATGAATATATAATGCCTTGTTTGACCTTTATAGGAAATTCCGTTGAAATTAGCTTCTTAATAGATTGATACAATTCTTTCCCATCTTCAAGAGAAAAATCTATTAATATAGAATCGTATACATAAAGTATAATTTTACTTTTTTTGTTTTCTAAAAGTTTAAATATATTATATAATAAAGAAAAATTATATTCAGTTTCAAAAGCCTGAATATAATAGTTAAATAATTTTTGTGGGGTAATATTAGTATAGTTGCATTTTAATAGTCTACGTTTTGCTATTAATGTTTCAACGTACCCTTTAGTATTAAATTCTTGCCACAAAATGTCAATGAAATTTTTTGTTTTAGCAAAGAACTCATATTTGTAATATTCTTTATCTATACCTCCATACATTTGTCTAAAGGTTAATTCCTTACTCTTTTTATACATCTCATCGTCTACCTCTTTAGTTTCAAAATATATTTTTGCTAACTGGGTATGAATAGATTCATTTTTATCTATTTCGTATCCAATAAGATGGGCAATGATTCGAGGGTGGTATCCCTCAAAATCCATTTCAATTAAAACATCATTACTGGCTTCAAAACTATCCCTTTCCCCATTATCATGTTTTAAAGCTGAGAAATTAATGCTATTAAAGTTGTTTGTAGGGCGTCCTGTTGTAGTACAATAGTTATACCATCCATAAATTTTGGAGTCAAAAACATTGAATTTTTCATTTATATCAAAAAATTTATTAAAATTATCATTAATTTTAAAACCACTATCAATTAATTTAGCTAAAGTAGGTATAAAAATATCATTATACCATTTACTGGCGTCATTAGGTTGATAATTAAATATATGCGATTTAATCGCATTAAATTCTTTCTCCAATGCCTCGTAGTGCTTAGATAATGGAATTATTTTATTAACGTTATTTGCGCCGTATTCGCGCTCATAAAATGTATGAGCACCAGTTTTTTCTGTTAGAGGTAGTGCCTCATTTGTAACCAAATAATGTATAGATTGTATATCTGTATAAGGAAGGTTAGGAATATAGGTTAATGCCCTGGTTTTATCTTTTACAAAAATATTAGTATAATGCTGTAGATAAGTGGTGCTATTTTCTATAAAAAAAGCTTCAGGGTGATCTATATTAATTATAAAACCTTTTTCTTTGCTAAAAGAGTAAATGTAATAAGCACATACTTTCTGTAATTTGGGATGTACTTTATCATTGTTGGTAACAAATTGGAGGTAACATTCGCTGCCCTCGTCTTTAAAAAATCTTTTTAACTGTTCTTGAGTTTCTATTAAATAGTACATTTTCCTAAGGTAATAACCTTAAGTAAGGGAGCCACTTTTTTGATATGAAGAACACCAATAATTTTTTCTTACATTGGCATCCCATTGGTTGCAGAGTCCTTTTTTATAAAATGCACAACTTCCACAGTGTTGATTTGGGGGGACCTTAGAATTTAAACTTGTATTAATTTTATCGTTACCTATTTGGTATACTCGGGGTAAGTTATTATCAATATAGTCCCCATCAGGATATAATCGAGTTCCTGTTTCGTTTTTTAAATTAATTACTCCCCTAACAAACCCAAATTGTCCTTTATCAGGGAAAAAATTATATATACCTGGCAATTGGGGTTCATAGAATCTTAATAATTGATCATTGATTTCAATATTATTTTCTTTTAATGACCATTCAATAGAAAATCTATTATATGTTACATTATTGTATTTTCCCTTATTAAAATTATCATAAGTAGTTTTAGAAATCTCAGTAAACTCTTTAGTATTAACTTTTAACACTAAATAACGTTGAAATTTTCCTTGATTATAATCTAAAGGGGTAGGAATAGGGGTATAACTTAAGATAGGAAGATAATTACTTTGACGTGCTACTAAATTTTCATTTAAATTAAAATAAATCCTATTATTTAGAGGTCTTTCATTAAAATTACTATTTTTAGGAATCCTATTTAACGGTATTAATTCTCCCTTAGTATTATTGATATCATCCCCAGCAATATTTCTCCCATTATCTAATTTAAGATAATGACCAATATAT